TTGCTTGCAATGCCACCGCTTTGTTGGCATTGAATGAGCTAATACCTTCAGAATTGAAGGGCGTGGTAAAGTTTGAGCCGTAAGAATCCACAAGATAGTAATAAGCTTTAAGTAAATCAATCTCACTATCCTCCAACTCGTCTAAAGTAATACCAATGTAGCTTCGTACCGACTCCTCATTTATCGTGAATGGTACAAACTGAGTAATCTGATAACCTAAGTTAAGGCGATAAGCCCCGCCATTAACTATATAAACTACATGAGCTATTCGGGACTCAACGACATTAGTCCCTGTTAAGGAGTTAACTAAAGCCGATACATTAAAAACATAATCACTACCTGAGGCCACTTGGGTTTCAGTGTGTAGCAATACGCCTGACTTAGCTCTAATAGTTAGGGTGACATTCGTTAAAGGGTCAGGGACGATAAAATCCCCATCACGTACTAATCGTACACTTAAAACAGATGGTGTAGCGTCCTCAACCCAAGTAGTCATGATTAGTCCCCTTTAGAGGCAGAAACTTTACGAGAAGGTTTACCCTTTGGCTCAGCAGGTGTCGCATCTTTTGGCTCAACAGGGTTCAAATACCCTTCAACACCATCTTGAGTTAAAGTGTTAGGAACATCTTTGGCCAAAACAACTAATTGGCCAATCTTGATTCGGCTTAAAACAAAAGCTGACTCAGGCACAAGTGTGGCAACACCTGAGTTAATATCAGGGGTAAAGCCGTCAAGGGCACAGAGCATGAAAGCCCCTGCTGTTTTTACAATTAACATATTGAGTTACTCCTAAAAGTTACAGTAATTTTAACATAAAAAAACCCGCAGTTACGCGGGTTTTTTTACACCGTAGGCGATTAAGCTGCTACGTCTAAAACTACACGAGCTTTAGGAATAGCAATTTTGTAACCAGTTTCTTCTGTTTTCACATAAGTAATAGACTGGTTCAAAATGGAACGCTCGCTTTCAGCGATATTACCACCTGCCATTACTAATTCTTCTAAAGCTTCAGCTTTAGTCATAGCAAGGATTTTACCTGCAGGAACTGCAGAGCTTAACACCACATTAACCATACCATTCATGAATGGTAAGTTTGTGCTGACAGCAGGTGCGCCTTTGCCAATCATGTAGTCAACAGGGCTAGTAGCACCTGCGCCAATAATAGGTTGAGCCATAAACATCAATTCAACATACATATCGAAGTTAACGATAAATGTATCGAACACATAACCTGCATTAGCATTGCTCATCAAGAACTTAGCTAAGGCTTTGTAATTCGCAGAACTGATAACACCACCAGTTGCGCCGAATGTAGAGAAGTTTTGCACCACAGCGGCAGGGTTAGTACCATCACCGTTGATTAAGATGCCTGTTGCAGCAGCAACTTTGGACTTCTCTAGTTCACGAGCAATACGCGAAGCGAACGGAGTCAAAATATCTAAAGACGCATCACGAGCGAACTCGTAAGACATTTCAATACCACTACCGCGTTTGCCGAACTTAACAGAAGCTTCGCTAGTGCGAACAGAACGAACAGGAATACGGCCTAACTCGCTAACAATGTAGGTTTTACGGTCATCAGCATCATCTTCGTAGTAAGTCGAAATCATTTCACGCTGAGACACAGTACGGGACTGGCCAACAATAGAGGCAATGTTTTCAACTTTGTTATCTTGAAGAGTTTTAAACTTCAACATATCGTCAATAACTTCAGGGAACATAGCGCGAGTACCTGCGTATGTTTGGAAGGTATTGGCAGCAGCTTGAAGAGTGATACCTGCTTCAAAGTCATTGGCGTGAGGCAAGTTTAAGGCAACTTTAACTGCTTCATAGCCGTTAAAACCTTTCCACTTGTTGTCGCCACCTTTGGTGTCCACAGCTAAAGTTAAATAGTCGCGGAGATTTAAACCAAAAGATGCAGCATCTTTTACAAGCTTCATACCTTTGTCGGCAGAATCGCCTGTGCTTTCAACCATCAACAAAGCAGCAATTGCTTCAGGAGTAGTTTTTACAATATCTTTAAAAGGACGCATATTTTCCTACTCCTTAGATGAAGACTACATCAGCAGTTGTACCGTTAACGGCAACTACTAAAGAACGTGGATTGGCACCAGCTTTTACGGAACCTGCAGTAGCAGAACCAACAACTTGGTCGCCAACTACGACAGTACCTGTGAAGTTCCAAGTGAAACCACCTTTGAACTCAACAGTACCGTAGTTAATACCTTCAGTGGTACCAGTGACGACAGTTTTTAGGTTACCGATGATTACATCACCCGAACCTGCTAACTTAACAGTGTTGTTAGCCGAAGTATCTAAGGCAACAGGTTTACCTACATCAGCAGCTACAATACCAGTAGCCAAGAAGCAAGTTAAGCGGAAGTTATTTTGTGGAATGCCCACTAAGGACACGCCACCTGAGGCGATTGCAGTCATCGCGTTTTCTCCTAGTGGGGGTTAGCGTTTTGGAGATTTGAAAGCATTAGAATGCGACAAATCTACAGAATTAGGGTTAGTTACATCAGTCTTCGCTGCAGTTAAGTTAGGAATACCGCCTAAAGGAATCTTAAACGGGCGAACACTTAACTGAGCTTCAGCAGCAGCTTCTAAAGCAACTTTTTCAGCTTCTAAAGCAACTTTTTCAGCTTCTAAAGCAGCTAACTTAGCTTCAGCTTCAGTCTTAGCTGTTTCAGCAGCAGCTTCTAAAGCAGCTTTTTCAGTTTTTAAAACTTCAAGTTCAGCAACTGAGGCTTTTAAGGTTTCCACTTCAGCAGTAGCGGCACCTAATTTTGCTTGGAGTTCAGCAATCATAGTAGGGTCTTCCTCAGTAGGCTTAGTTGGGGAACCAAAAAGCACAAATTCAGGGTCTTTCAAGGAGGCTGCTAATTGAGAGCCTTCCTTATAATAGGCCGAAGCAAGTAAACGCTTCTGTGCGCCAAGCACCTTTGCACCATTACTGGCACCTTTGGAAACTAAGCTCAATTCACGGAAATTAGCTACGCCATCAGGCATAATGTGGTTAGTACCCATGCCCATCACATGACCATTTTTGCAGGTTTGTGACCACATGGATTCAGAGTCTTCCATCAAGTCAACATTACAGGTAGAGCAAAGCAAACGCTTAAACTGCATACCAACGCTGACTTCTTCAATGGTACCTGTGTCAAGGCGACTAATTAACTGAGGACTTGTACCATCAACGAAAAACAGGACACGTAGTTCATCAAAACCTTGTGGCGTTTTTAGTGCTTCACCATGGAAGACACGGCCTACAGGAATCTCATAACCTTGCTCATGTAAAGTGTGTAACGGAACAAAGCTACCTGTATTAAGCATGGTGGCAGCTTCTTGAAAAGTCTCAGCAGTAATCTGACCTTTATCAAAAATAGTGCCGCGTTTGTTTAACGGTAACGATGTAACAGCAGTGGCTTCAAAGACAGCAACAGAGTCGTAGTTAATGTCATCACCAACAGAAGACTTGATTAAGGCTTTAATGCGCTCTGTGAGTTCAATACGTTTCATAACACTTTTCGTATAGATTTTGTAGATAGTTAAATGTTACCTTAAACCTACTCAGTTTGCAAATAGATTACAAATGGGGTACAGACAAATTAAAAGGGTAAAGTTATTATTTACTATCGCGGATAGACTTGCTATCGAAAAGGTGGTCAGCTTAACCACCCTTCTGCGATTCTTTAACTAAGCGAACTTTCAAAGCAAGGTTGAAAATTATGACTAAGTTAGTCTATGGTGTGGGTATAAATGACCACAAGTGTCCTGCAAGTATGCAGGGTAAACCTACTAGAGAATATAATCTTTGGAATAACCTTCTAAAACGCTGTTATAATTTTGAGTACCAAACGTTTTACCCCACCTACCTTGCCTGTTTAGTGAGTGAGAACTTCAAAAGCTACTCCTATTTCCATACTTGGTGTCAAAATCAAATAGGCTTTGGTCAAAAGGGTTTTCAACTTGATAAAGACCTACTACTAAAAGGAAACAAACTTTATTCTGAAAATACTTGTGTATTTATACCCAATCAGTTAAATAGTTTACTTATCTCCCGTAAAACCTGTAGGGGGAGTCTTCCTTTAGGGGTTTCCTACCAAGGTGGTAAATTTAAGGTTCAATGCAATAGTGAGAGTACAGCTCGTCACGTAGGCTACTTCAATACCGTTAACGAAGCTTTCCAAGCTTACAAGCAAGTTAAAGAGGGCTATATCAAAAGGCAGGCCGAAAAATGGAAAGCTCACATTGACCCAAGAGCGTATGGGGCTTTAATAGCTTATGAAATCTCAATCTCTGATTGAGGTCTCTAAGAGACTTGTGGGGGTAAACCTGTTTTAGACCCCACAAATCTTAAAGGTTGGGAGTTCCTGACCGAGAAAAGCCTCCGAAAGGAGGCTTTTTCTTTACTTCTTCACCGCATTACTCTTCGCACTCTTATCTGCTGCCGAACTCACAGACCTACCCGTGGGGTCGGTATTCGCACTAACTGTTCCTGCATCAACTACTGATTTATCCATGAAGTTAGTGCCACTGAGTATAGGAGCAGAGTCAGGGCGAATGCGCCCGAAGGTATCTAAATGGTACTCATCATCAGTGATGGTGCCTAGACTCAACTCTTTTAACAAGCGTGATTGGCGTAAGACCAATTGAGCTTCTAACTCTGTCGCGGGGCGCATTTCTACAGGACGAAACTTCACAATAACTTGAGATGTACTACCTGTCAGGCGCAAGATGAAGGTGAAAATCTGTTGAAACAATTCAGCAATCGGCAAGTTTAAAGCCTCAGCATTACGGGCAAACAAGTGAGCTTCAACCGAAGCAGTATTAACACCTGCCTCGCCTCGGCCAAGGATAGTGGCCATAACTCGTAAAGCTGCTTGGTTCTGCGCGTTTAAAGTTTTAATAATTGGGTCAATGTTTAAAGTCATACCTGCAGACTTTGTATTAACCACGGAGGCTTCAATAGAGTCTGTGTGTACAAAGGCTTGGTCAGCACGTAAACCCGATACCGTGTTAGAGATACTGGTAATCGTATTGGAGATGTACTGCTGAAGCTTGGTACTATCCGCCTTTATATCTAAAGGAGCATTCTTTTGGATGACTTCCTCTAACACTTTAATATCCAACCGTGGGTAGCCTGTCAGGGACATAATACGATAGAGGTCGTTAATGATACGTTGACGAGCTGCCACTGTGTTGATGGCTGACACGAAAGGCGAGTAAGAATAAGCCGACTTGGGTGATTGTCTAAAGTATGATGTAAAAATAGTTGGGTAATCCAACGACTTGTTAGTCCCACCACCTGAGGGTACTTGCTCAGGCACTAATCGACCATTTTCGCGTTCAAACCACTCTAAACTAGATGGGTCAATCAACCGTATCGTGTCAAAGATACCTTCTTTAGAGATAATCGCTTCTGAGACAATGCCTCCACGTAGGATAAGCATATACCGAAGCTCTTCAGCAATGGCACGTAAGGTGGGTTTGTATAAATAACCTACAGAGGCGTAGTCATACCGAGTAACCAAAGAATCAATAATAGCATTAAGCACCTTTTGACCGTTACGGTCAATCTGCCCATTAGCATCTTTAACGTAGGAAATAATCTCAGTATCCGACATGGTTAAATAGGCATTTAACGAGGCAGACGCATCAGGGTCATGGATTAACAGATTCTCCATCAACGCTTTAGAGTCTGAAGTGACTCGTGTAGCAAAAATATCTGTTAAATGCTCCTGATACTGAGGAACCGTTAATACGTTCGCAGGATTATTACTTTGGTAAGTGGGACTATCGGCCACACCCTGAGGATTGGCCACCTTTTTAGGCAACACAATTTGAG